TATATCTTTTTAAAGAAATACACAGGAATCGACGGGAGTTATTATAACGACACGCCGACGTGTATCGCTTCGACTTCAGATTATGCGAACATCGAAAACAACAGAACAATAGACAAGGCCGTTAGAAACGTGCGCGCTTTATTGCTTCCTTTCGTTAATTCGCCGTTATACGTTAACACGGACGGAACATTGACTGAAGACGTTATTTCGAACTATAAAAACACGGTTAAACAAGCTCTGGAACAAATGGAAAGGGACGGCGAACTTTCGGCGTTTTCTACGACGATTGATCCAACTCAAAACGTTTTAACAACTTCGAAAATAGCAGTTTCGATAAAAATAGTTCCTGTTGGAGTTGCGCGTGAGATTGAAGTAAATATCGGTTTCGCCGTTAGTGTTTAATTTTTAAAATTTAAAGAAAATGGCAGTACCATTAATAAACGGTCGTTCTTACGACTTTACGCAAATAATCGTTACTATTTTGGGCGTTCCTGTCGCTTCAGTTTCGAAGATTACATACAACCAAAAACAGGAAAAAATGAATAACTTCGGCCAGGGATCAAATGCGGTTTCTAGGGGTCAAGGAGTTATTGAAGCCGAAGCGTCAATCGATATTTCAATGAATGATATCGAAGCAATCCGCGACGTGGCGCCGAATGGTTCACTTTTGAACGTTCCCGCGTTCGATATTACGGTTTTCTTTGGTAACGCGCAAAAACCAGTTACACACACGTTAAAAAATTGTGAATTTATTTCGGACGGGGTGGACGCTACGCAAGGCGACACGGACTTGAAACAGTCATTCGATTTAATCCTTTCACATATTGACTTTAGATAAAATAATTATTTAATCAATTAATTAAGCCGTTCGTTTTGGACGGCTTTTTTTGTATCTTTGATTTTAATTAATTTTTAAGTATATGGAAAAGGAAAACATTATCCCGCAAGGGGCAAAATTCGAACTAGAAATCGAGGGGAAAAAATGCTATTTGAAAGGTATTTCACGCCCTGTAATGGAGCAGGCTCTAGGTTTAATTATGCCGACAAGTGGCGCGCCGAGATTAATCACAGCGGGCGAACTTATTTTAAACGCTTGTTGGGTCGGTGGGGACGAAGAAATTCGCAAAAACGACGACTTTATGACGGAAGCCTGTTTAAAAGCTGTTGAACTGATCGAAAGAAAGGAAAGTTCGTTAAAAAAGCTTTAAGCGAATTCGAAATTAATATTAATGAAGACAACGCGGACGAATTTCGAAAAATGTCCGCTTTGCTTCGTTTTCATTTTAAGGTCGATCCCGACACGTTGTCGGATAACGAATTCGCTCGGTTATGGTGGGACCTTGTTTATTGCTTAAATTTTGACAATAAAAGATACAACGGAACAGAATAAATAAAACATGGCACAAAATCGCGAAGAATATATAATTAGCTTAATCGATAAGGGCGTAAAGTCTGGATTAAAAGACGTTGCAAAGTCTGTCGAAGACGTTCGTTCGAAAATGGGCGGTCTTCAGGATAAAATCGGAAACGGTAATTCTGGACTAACGGGCGGGTTTTCGAAATTGACTTCTTTAGCGATGCGCTTCGGTGCCGTTGCTGGGGTTGGAATAATGGCAAAGAAAGTCGTTTCGTTAGGTGCAGACATGGAACAAACGCGCGTCGCGTTCGGGACCTTTATGGGGGACACGGAAAAGGCCAACGTATTAATAGGGAAATTAAACGAATTCGCGAACTTTACGCCGTTTGATAACGCAGAGGTTATAAAGTCGGGGAAAATGCTTCTTTCTGCGGGAATGGCTTCGGACGAAATTTCGACAAGTTTAAAAACTTTGGGGGATATTGCTTCGGGGGTTGCTATGCCGTTGGACGACCTTTCACAGATTTATAGTAAGTCGATGAATAAAGGGAAATTACAAGCTGAAGAATTGAATCAAATTTCAGAACGTGGGATCCCGTTATTACAAGAACTTTCGAGAATGACGGGCAAATCAACGGCCGAAATTTATAAACTTGCGGAAAGTGGATCCATTACTTCGGACGTATTAACGACCGCGTTTCAGAACATGACGTCTGAGGGCGGAACGTACTTCGATTTAATGTCGAAGCAATCCAAAACTTTAGGCGGTAAATGGTCTACAATGGTCGGACAGCTTCAAACGATAGGTATAGCAATAGGCGAAGCCTTAATTCCCGTATTGACCCAATTAACAGAGTTCGGTCTTAAAATAATTCAGAATAAAAAACTATTAAAAGACATTGGAATCGTCATCGGGATAGCGACAGGGGCTTTCGTGGCGTATAAAATTGCGGTCGGTATTTCGGCAATTGCGACGGGTGGCTTTTCGTCCGCTTTCGCTGTTTTAAATGCTGTCATGTACGCGAACCCTATCGGTTTAATTATTGGCGCGCTTGCGCTGTTAACGGCGGGCGTTATTTTAATAATTCGACATTGGAACGAATGGAAAGACACGATATTCGGTTTTATTGACGTCATTATGTTATTATTGGGGCCGTTAGGTTTTGTTATAACGTTATTTAAAAAAATATATCAATCCTGGAGTAAAATAAAAGAAGCGTTCACGGGTAAAGGAATAATCGCGGGGATTAAAGAAATCGGACGTACTATTTTAGACGCTATTCTCGAACCACTTCAGAAAGTAGCGGATTTTTTCGGCCTTGACACGATTTCGGAAGGTATTAAATCAATACGAAAAACGGCGGGAATTGCGACAAGTGGACCCGCTCGAGATTACGCCCAGGACATGTATTCCGATAAACAAACGGGGACAATGCTTCCTGTTACTAAAAAGAACGGTATTCGCGGAATGTTAGACACTTTCGCCCCTGTCGCAAAAACGACAGAAAGAACGAAACGAACGGCGGACGGTGGTTTTCAAATAGATAAATTAGGGAAGGACGGCAAAAAGTCGAATATTAAAAGCGGACTTTCCGAAATTAAAGCGGGGGCGCCGAAAACGTTTAATATTCATATCGGATCACTTATCAAAGAACAAAATTTCGAAACGTCAAAAGATATGACGGACTTATCGACAATAATTAAAAACGAAGTTTCACGAATTTTATTAGGCGTTGTAAACGACGTACAAACAACTTAATTATGACAGTAGGAAGATACACAATTTCGGGGTCAGTTTTAGGGCTTGTAAAGCCTAAATTATTTCGTCCAGGAAAAGGAATTGAAAGCAATAAAGAAGACGAGTATAAAGTCGGGGAATTGATCCAGGACGAAGCGGAAAGAACTTCTTTATTCGGGACGCCTGTTTTTTCGAATTTAGAAATTAAACCGTTTAGTTACGATACTTTAGACGGCGAAAATATCCAAATTTCAAACGGAATTATAATCGACACGGTTATTTTTACCGTTACACAAACTAAAAACATTATTAAAACTCCGATACAAGGACGAAACGGGACAGTTAAAGAATACGTTTCCGACGGGGATTATTTAATCGAAATTTCGGGCGCTATCGTTTCGCCAGATCGAACCTATCCACAAACTGAAGTAAACGAACTAATTCAGATATTAAAAGCGCCGATAGCTATTCCAGCGGACAGTCTTATTTCTGAGTTTCTAAATTGGTTCGATATTCATTCGATAGTTATCGAAAGTTACGATTTCCCACAAACTGAAGGAACACGAAATCAACAGGAATTTAGAATTTCAGCAGTTAGCGACATACCCGTCGAACTTGAAATCGACGAATTTTAATTATGAAAAGGCTTCAATCTAAAATAACGATAACAAGCGCGGAAAGTGGATCCGTTACGACGTTAAACTTTACGAATGAAATTTCTATTTCATCGACCTGGAAGAAATTCGTCGACACTTGCGAAATAACAATCCCGAAGAAAATCACGAAAGGCGGTCAAAATATCGTTGTCGGTCTGTCTTCTTTGTTTAGGCGTGGGGATAAAATAAAAATAGAATTGTGTTATTTTCCCGCTGAATTGGAAACGTATTTCGACGGTTATATTTCCAGGGTTTCAATGGACGCGCCTATTAAATTATTTTGCGAAAATTCGGCCTTCTTATTAAAACAAAATACCGTGACAAAGTCTTATAAAAGCGTATCATTGAAAACCTTACTTTCGGACATTATGCCGACGGGGATAACGTTCGAAGCCGTGGACGCTGAACTCGGACAATTTAGGCTGTCAAACGTTACGCCTTTACAGATATTAGAGGAATTACGAAAAGTTTATTCGTTGGAAGGATTTTTCCGCGACGGGGTTTTTTATTGCGGGCTTGCATACGTTCCGAAAAATTCAAGGGTTTTTAATATTACCAAAGAAAGAAATATAATCGATAATTCGTTAACCTGGCAAAACTCGGAAGACGTTAAAATAAAATTGAAAGCTATTTCCATGATGCCAGACAATTCGAAAATTGAAATCGAAGTCGGCGACGTTGGGGGCGAACAAAGAACAGCCCATTATTTTAATCTTTCAGAATCGGAATTAAAAGCCGTTGCCGAAAGGGACATTATTAAATATCGTTTTACGGGGTTCCGTGGCGACTTCGAAACGTTTGGAAATAAAAAGATCGAACACGGCGATATTATAAATTTAAGGTCTTACAAGCTTCCAGAACAAAACGGGGCGTACTTCGTTGACGGTATCGAAACACGCTTCGGAATGAATGGATTTCGTCAACGTGTAAGTTTGGGCCGAAAGGCTGTTTCTGGGACCGACTTTTCAATTAACGATTTACAAAACTTTTAAACATGGACGAAATCGGAAAAATGCTTCGAAAAATCACGGAAGACAAATCCGCGGAAATTTATTCCGTTGTTTGCACGGTTGAAAGCGTGGACGAAGCAAAAAGAACGGCGGACGTTGCGCCAATTAACGGAAACGCCGAAATATTCGACGTAAGGCTTCAAAGTGCTTTAAACGGCTCGAATGGGCTTTGTATTTTTCCCGTTATTGGATCAGTTGTCATTGTAACGTTTTTAAATAAATTAACGGGATATGTTTCTTTATTCTCGGAAGTCGATAAAATCACGCTAGATACTGAAAACGAAATAACAATCGACGGCGGTCAAAACGGGGGGCTTGTTAAGGTTAATGATTTATTGAATAAATTAAACACAGTTGAAAACGATATTAATAATTTAAAAACTTTACTTTCGGCCTGGGTTCCTGTTCCAGCGGACGGGGGAGCGTCATTAAAAGCTGTTTTAGGGCCTTATTTCGGTCAAACGATAACGCCGACGGTATTAGTTGACATCGAAAACGATAAAATAAAACACTAATGGCAACATTTAAAGGATTGATTTTTAAACACTTATCAAATATTGTGAACGTGAACGATGCAAATATGAAAACTTTTCCCTTTCCCCCCTTATCTATATTAATATATATATACTTTTATTTATATATTAATGTACACACGTTCACACTAGAAGCGGAAAGCCCGTTTTTATTGACTTCGGAAACGTTGCCGTTAACGAAATCAAACGTTCACGCTAACGTTCACACGTTCACACTTTAAAATTTTACTCATGGCGACATTTACAGACATTATTACAGACGCGGACGGGGACCTTGAAATTCTTAACGGGGATTTATTTATTAACGATTCAGATTCTCAACATGTCGAAATGATTTTAACGGCCGATAAAGGGCAATTTCGACAATTTCCTTTAATTGGGGTCGGGCTTCGTAAATTCGTAAACGGGCCGTTTAGTTCGCAAGCGATTAAGCAAGCGATTAAGCTACAATTAGAAAGCGACGGATATAACGTTCGGAAGTTGGACGTTTCGAACGTTACGAAAGGAATTATCGACATTGACGCAACACGAAAAAATATTTTATAAAATGGAATACACTATAAAAAGCGGACAGGATATTTTCGACGTTGTTATTCAAAACTTCGGGGATATCGAAACGGGGCTTTTCCCGACCTTAACGGCGAATTCGCTCGGATTGAATAAAATCACGTTAGCGCGTGAATATGTAACGAACAGAACGTTGACTTTAAACAATGAAGAAACGCCAAATAATAAGGTCCGAAATTACTTCAAACAGCGTAATTTTAACCTAAATAACGCGGACGATGAATATTATTCTTTATCGTTGGGCCACTTCGGAACAGATTTCAACTTCGATTTTAATTAATTAAATAAGACATGACGGAAGCGCAAATTTTAACACTTATAACGGATTACATAACGACAAACAATAACGGCGAAATTACAGCCGTTAAGGTTAAGGAAATATTGGACGAATTAACGTCTTCAAATATTAATCTGGAAAAATTAAAATTAAATTTAACGGATAACTCCGATTCTTTTGTTGTTTCTCAAAAAGGTATCAATACGGCTTTAGCTTTGAAGTCGGATAAAACGCCAATACTTCAGACGGTAGCGTCAACGGCAAGTTTAACGCCGTTAACATCGAACGATTTAATCGAAGTCACGGCGCTAACTGAAGCAATAACAATAAACGAACCGTCGGGCGCTGTGGGGAACGGTAAAACATTACTTTTTAGAATAAAAGACGACGGAACGGCCCGCGCTTTGACATTTAACGCGATATTTGTCCCGATAGGTTCGGCGCTCCCTACGACGACAGAAATAGGAAAGAATTTATATTTTATAACGATTAAGGATACGACGTCGGGAAATTGGCACGTTTTCCCTTATTATAACGAGCTATAAAAAATGTATAGAAATTTAATTCCTTTTTTTCGTGAGTTGGGTGGTGGTGTTGACCCTCTTTGGGATGGTTTACTAGCTTATTACACAGCAGACAACACACCAAACGATGCTTTAGGTAATTATAACGGTACGCTCGTTAACGGTGCTACTTATGGTACTGGAATTATTAATAATGGTTTTTCACTTGATAAGGTAAATGATTATATTGATTTTGGAAATAATTTCGATTTTGATGGAACAACAGATTTTAGTTTTAATTTTTGGATAAATATAACTGATACAGATAATCATTCACTTTTAAGAAAAATGAGTGCAAACACTGCTACATCTGGATATTTAGCATATATTTTGAATGGAAAATTTGAGTTTGCTATTCAAAATTCAAACACTAATAGGATTTATGTAAAAACAGTTGATAGTATTTCAACAGGTTTTTCAATGATTAGTATTACTTATAAAGCCTCTACAAAAACGGTTAATATATACATTAACGGAGTTGATAAAGCGTTGACGGTTGTAGCTTCAAATCTTACTTTAAGCTCTTCTAATTCCGAACCTTTATTTTTCGGAAGGAATATATCTACTGTTCAATATTTTGGAGGTATATTTGATGAGTTCGCCCCTTTTAACAGACAATTAACCTCAACAGAAGTAACAGAATTATACAACTCAGGTGCAGGAAAACAATATCCAAACTAAAAATAAATAAACAATGGGCTACGATATAAGACCAATTTCAGAACTAGAAACATTTGATTACTCGCTTTGTAGTGGATTCTCAACAAAAGATACAGTAAGAAAATCAATAGACAATCAATTTTTTATAGTTGAGGGCGAAACATTTACAACATATACACACGCTGAAATATTAACTATTTGCGAAGGTGCTAATTGGACAGAACAAGAACCGATATAAATATATAACTATGTCAAGAACGATTTCACAAATTTACGACGAAATAATCACGGAAAAGGAAACGTTTTCGTCATTAAACGCCCTTGTCCCGAATCCAGACACGGCCCAAACATTTT